CCCCCCCCTAAAGGGGACCCGACGGGGGCGCCGCTCGGGGGGAGTTCCGATATATGTATTCCTGGTGGGAAGGACTTAAAGAGAAAACTAGTTAGAAAACTATAATGCCCGGTTTTAAAAAACGTTCATACAAGAAACGCTCAGCTCCCAAGAAACGATCTGCCCGTGGTGGAAGAAAATCCTCTTCTGTTTCCTCTGCTGTTAAGACTTATGTAAAAAAGACTTTACATGCTGAAATTGAAAATAAATGCGTTCAAATTAGTGCCGGCAATTCATTTGGTAACATAAATGAAAGCACTGACTTTAATGCTTATCCAATGTGCCCTTTAGCTGGTTATTGGACTGTTGGTCAAGGTGTTGGCCAAGGTAATCGAGTTGGAAATATTATCAAGACAAGAAAAGTTTATCTTAATTATGTTTTGAGACCAACTGCTTATGATGCTGTATTTAATCCTAGTCCACGACCGACGGAAATTCAGCTTATGTTAGGGTATGTTAAAAATACTCCATGCTTTGCTCCAGTACCTGGTGATATAAATCAATTATTTAATTCTGGTTCTTCTATTGTTTCCCCTATAGGAACACTACGTGATATTATCAGTGTTATTAATACTGATTACTGGACAATTAAGAAACGATGGACCCACAAGATCGGTTACTCTCAAGCTACCGGAACTGGTGGTAATGTTGCAAATAATTTCTTTGCAAATAATGACTTTAAATTCAACGTTGTAAAACGTATAGACATTACAAAACACTGTCCTGCAACACATGTTTTTAATGATGCTTCTGGAACAACTAATACTCGAAATCTATTTCTTATGTATTATGCCGTTGCTGCTGATGGCTTCAACTTTGGTGCTACTACTCTTCCTAGTAATATTGAATTCTGGGTTGACTTCCACTATGAAGATGCTTAAACGCTTACGCTATTCCTAACAGAAAGAATATTCTTTCTCATAGGAAGTATTTGAATAATATATATTCAACTACAATGATCTAAATATTTCTATTTACATCATTATTATACATGTCAACAATCGATATCGTTGAAATGCCTCAGAAGTGCTCAAAGGGTAATACTATGCCCTTTGAGGCAAAATCAAAGTTTAGAAACTTTTGCTTTACTTCTTTCGAAACTACCGAACCCGTTATAAATGATGACATACGTTTCCTTGCATACGGGCAAGAAACATGTCCTACTACTAATAAACAACATTGGCAATGTTATTTAACTATGAAAAATCAAAAACGATTTACAGAAATGAAAAAATTCTTTAAATCTTGGCTTGGTGCTGATGTTCATTTTGAACCAATGAATGGATCACTAAAAGACAATGAAAAATACTGCTCCAAAGAAGGTAAGTACAAAGAGTTTGGATCTAAACCCAAACCTGGTAACCGAACTGATCTTATAGATCTAAAAGAAGATATATTTAATGGATCTAAAACTGTCGACGACATTTGCTGCGATGATCCAATGATATATCATCAATACGGAAGAACATTATCAAAACTAGAAGATATTTATATGAGAAAACAATTCAGAACTGAAATGACCAAAGGTATTTGGTATTATGGCTCAACTGGAGTTGGCAAATCTCATATTGCATTTGAAAACTATAGTGCTGACACACATTACAATGTTCCAAATGATCAAGGATGGTGGGATGGTTACACCCAACAACCTACTTGTATTATTAATGACTTCCGTGGAAATATTCCTTATAATGAATTATTACAGCTAGTTGACAAATGGCCACATTGTGTTAGACGTCGATGCCGTGAACCCATGCCATTTACTAGCAAAACTGTTATTATTACTTCTAGTCTTCCGCCTGATGAAGTTTACAAAAACAGAAACGAAAAAGATAACATAGAACAACTTTTACGACGGTTCACTGTTGTACGATTGGACGCTCAGCCCCCCCCTAAAGGGGACCCGACGGGGGCGCCGCTCGGGGGGAGTTCCGATATATGTATTCCTGGTGGGAAGGACTTAAAGAGAAAACTAGTTAGAAAACTATAATGCCCGGTTTTAAAAA